ACCGGCGCTTACAGCACATTCCAGATGGCTGTTTCGATGGCGATCGGCAAGGTTCGCGATAAGTTCAAGAGGATGCATAAGAACATCAGTTCCGTCATCGTATTCGTAAATACCCTCGACGCATATGAATATCTCGGCGGCGCAAACATCTCGATCCAGAGTCTTTTCGGAATTGAGTACGTTAAGGATTTCCTTGGCGCACAGACAATGATCCTTTCGTCGGAGATCGAATCCGGAAAGGTAATCGCTATTCCTTCCGACAACCTCGTTCTTTACTACGCTGATCCTTCGACTGAGTTCACTCGTCTCGGTCTTGTTTATACCACTGACGGCGACACCAATCTCATTGGTTTCCACGCACAGGGTAATTACGGAACAGCAGTCGGCGAGAGCTTCGCTCTCATGGGCATGACCCTTTGGTTCGAGTATGCCGATGGTGTCGCAATTGTCGACATCGACGATTCTTTTCTGACTGATCTCACTGTAGCGGCCGATAGAGCTGATATGACTTATCCCTGGACAGACAAGACACCTTCGGATTTCCAGAGTGATGTCGCTGTAAGCGGTGGTGAGATCACAGGTACGCTGAACTTCATGGAGGGCGGACTTTCACCTAGCGGCCCTCTTGCAGGCGACGGCTATTTCTTAGCTCTTAAGTTTAGCAACTTCGCATCGGGTCTTACGTATGCAAATGTTAAGGTCGGAATCGTTCCTAGTGCAAGCGGAATGGCTCTTCAGACTCTTGACAGTGATCAGGATGCAGTATTTAAGATCACCGATATTAAGAACCAGAAGATCAAGACCGTTCAGGAGGACGCAAGTGGTCATAAGAACATTCAGTACTTCGGCCTGAGTGGTTTAACACTTGAAGATGGAGTTTGATTATGGCATATAAAGTAATCGTAAGCTTTACGGATCTTCAGGACGACAACTACAGATACCGCGCGGGGGATACATTCCCTCGCGCTGGTGTTACGGTATCTCGGGAAAGACTTGAAGAGCTCTCGACTGACAAGAATCGTAGGCATAAACCCATGATTATTGAAGATCTTCCCGAGGTTAAGGACGAGGTTCCGGTTGAAGTTCCTAAGAAGACTACTAAAAAAGGCGGTAAAAAGAAAAATGCTGAGTGAACTTTGCAGAGAATTGAGAAATTGGTTTGATCGGGATCAGCCCCATCTGCATGGTGCTTTTGAAATTAGCAATGGCACCATTGTAGACCAGGACTTCATTGATATTATCAAGCCCAATCAATATTTTCGCATAACTGGCTCGATATTTAACGACGGGGTATACAAATACGACGAACAGTTAGAGTTACAAGACGAGTTATTTGTAGGCTCTGTTAATTTGATGGCAGTACCCAGTGAGGTATTGAGCCTGTCCGATGATATTGACACGTGGAAGCAGAAATACATGAATCCGGATTCAGAAGCAATGTCTCCGTTCAACAGCGAGTCTTTTGGAGGATATTCATACTCTAAATCAGGCGGAAGAAATTCCGACTCAGGATCCGGTTCGTCATCATGGCAGGGCGTTTTTGCTTCGCAGTTAAATAGGTGGAGGAAGATATGAGTTTATTATCCGATGCAATGGAAAAATGCATAATGATAGACAAAATAACCACCCCGGACGGCTACGGTGGTGTTAAGGCAACCTGGAAAGAAGGTGCTGATTTTCAGGCAGCTATAACATTAGATACTTCCATCGAGGCAAGAACCGCAGAGCAGGCAGGTGTTACCGCACTTTATACTGTTACGACTAAGAAAGCCGTGAATCTTCAATATCATGATGTTTTTAAGCGATCCAGCGATAAGAAAATCTTCAGAGTAAAATCCGATGGAGATGACAAGCATACTCCTGCGAGCGCTACACTGAATATGAGGCAAGTAACGGCAGAAGAATGGGAGTTACCGAATGAATAAATCGCAGGCATTAAACGCATTTTGGAATAGTTTTACTATACCGGCATATGATGAGAATTCGGTCCCGGATAATACCCCATTCCCGTATATTACATACGCAGAATCTACGGGTAGTTTAGAAAACGTAATACCTCTGTCCGCCTCGATTTGGGATAGAAGCGATTCTTGGGAGAGGGTGTCGCTTAAGTCAGACGAGATCGCCAAGACGATCGGAGAATATGGACACTACACCATGAGATTGGACAACGGTTACGTATGGTTTACAAAGGGATCGCCCTTCGCTCAGCGCATGGGAGATCCTAATGACGACAAAATAAAGCGCATTTATTTAAATGTGCAGGCTGAGTTTTTAACTCCGTATTAATCAAAGGAGGACAATATTATGGGAAAATTTACAGTTATTCCCCAAGATACCTTTGAAGGTCTGCAGCTTGATGCCGGCGTAATCTTAAAGAGATTTAATCCGGCCGCACCTGCAGTGCTTGATGAAGACATTGTGTGCGCGACTACGGGCGGCATTAATATCAAGTGCTCGGCAAACTATTCCGATCTTGGTGAAGATGTCGATAACTGCCCGAACAACATGAAGGAGCTCAAGCACCTGGATTCTTGGGACACCGGAATCAGCTTCACATCTCTGGGTACATCTAAGGAGAACATCCGCCTTGCTCTTGGTGCTGCGGATATTGATGTTGAGACCGGAGCAATTAAGCCCCGCAGAGATCTTAATCAGACAGACTTTTCAGATCTTTGGTGGGTTGGCGATCGCGCAGACGGAGGATGCGTGGCGGTTCAGCTTAAGAATGCTCTTTCAACTGCTGGCTTTACTCTTCAGACTACTAAGTCCGGTAAGGGTCAGGTGTCAGTTGAATTAACAGGCCATGTTTCCATCAATGATCAGGACACCATGCCTATGGAATTTTATTCACTTGATCCCGAAGAGGTTACAGCATATTCTGTTTCTCAGAAGCTTATTAACGTAGCATCTACATTTACGGGCAACTCGGTTGCAGCGGCTGGAGAATTTGAGGCAACTCTTTCAGTTGGCGCAAATTATTCCTTCGTCAGCGTAGTTGTTATTATGGGTGATGTGGATGTTACAGAAACCGCTTATGACGACTCGACCCATGTGGTATCTATCGTAAGCGTAACTGGTGATCTTGAGATCATCGCAACAGCAATTTACGAAGGAGTGTAAATTATGAAGTTATCCGAAATTAAAGGTAAAGAAGCATTAACTGTTCTTGCGGATCTTATCGATCCTGTAAGTGAGATCATCAAAGATGAGAAATTTAAAGCGCTGCTGAAGACCAAAGAAAAGGGTTCGATCGCCAAGTATCTGTTAACAAATCACGATAAAAATGTGATTAAGATACTTGCTTTAGTGAACGGTGAAGACCCGGAGACTTACGAGCCCAACTTGCTTTCGCTGCCGCTGATGCTCTTAGATCTTATGAATGATCCTGATGTGATTAACCTTTTCGGATCGCAGGATCAGACCAAGGAATCTGCCTCTTCTGGTCCTGCTACGGAGAATACAGAGGCGAAATAAAAGCGACATGGTTTTTGCGATATGTCTTGTCTAAACTCGATTTGTACGAAGAAGATAAGGCATATCGCATTTATGTAACAGATGCTTTAAAAATCATTGGTAGTCTTAATGGTCGGTACATCGATTTCATAAAAGCCAAGCGCGCAAAAGTTGAGACAAGAACTCCTGAAGAAATCATTGCAACAATAAGGAGGAAAATCAATGGATCTGTTTAATCTGGAAGCGATACTGACTTTAAACGCCGATAAATATGAAGACGGATTAAGTAAAGCAAAAACATTAGCGGTAAACGTCGGTAAAGGAATTAGTACGGCTTTAAAAGTCGGTGGAGCCGCTTTAGCAGCTACTACTACGGCAGTTACGGCTCTGGGAGCATCTGCTGTTAAGGCTTATGCTAGCTTTGAACAACTTGCGGGCGGTGTAGAAAAGCTCTACGGCCCGGCCACAGATAAGTTAATGCAATATGCCGAGAATGCCTATAAGACAGCCGGCATGAGTGCAAATCAATACATGGAAACTGCAACATCTTTTAGTGCAGCTTTAGTAAATGCCCTGGGTGGCGATTTTGATAAAGCGGCTGATATGACCGATGTTGCAATGAAAGCAATGAGCGATAATGTGAATACATTTGGCTCAACTATGGAGTCGGTCGAAAATGCTTTCAAAGGTTTTAGTAAACAGAACTATACAATGCTTGACAACCTCAAGCTCGGCTACGGTGGCACAAAAGAAGAGATGGAAAGACTCTTAAGGGATGCTGAAAAGTACGGCGGCCTTGTTGAGGGATCTTTCAAGATTGAAAATTTTGCCGATATTATCCAGGCGATTCAATTAGTTCAAGAGCATTTGAATGTTGCCGGTACAACCACTAAAGAGGCTATGACTACGATCGAAGGTAGTGCGGCGGCAACAAAAGCAGCCTGGGAAAACGTAATCACCTCCATCGGCCGCGGAGAAGGACTGGATAAAGCTCTCGACGGACTTCTTAATTCCCTCTTTGGTGAAAAAGAAGGCGAGGGTCTGGTTAATCAGCTTATTCCCCGCATTGAAACTGTTATGAACAGTATCGGCTCGTTCATCGAAAAAGCAGGTCCGATCATTTCTGAAAAAATCCCGGAGTTGATCAATTCAATTTTACCCACTTTATTAAAGAGCGCTATGACGCTTTTAAGTGCGCTGGCAAAAGGTTTAATCGATAATTTGCCAATGTTTCTTCAGGTGGCTTTTGATCTGATTAAAACACTTGCTGACGGCTTAATTAAAGCTTTGCCTACGATGATTCCGGCTATTGTAAAAGTTATTTCAGATATTGCCATAATGCTCACAAACCCTGATAATTTAAGTATAATAATAGAGGCGGCATTAGAGATCATTACTCAATTAGCCTGGGGCTTAGTAAACTCAATTCCGGTTTTGATCGATGGTGTTTTCCAGGTGGTTTCGGGTATTGTAGAATATCTCGTTAATCCCGCAAATCTGACCAAGATCGTCGGAGCAGCATTTGAGTTGATTATGGCACTTGCCACTGGACTTATTAATGCGATCCCTACTTTAGTAGCTCATATTCCGACGATAATCCTTGCTATTTTTAATGGCTTTGTTGATGGTGTCGTAAATACTGATTGGCTTCAAATCGGCATGGATTTAATCGGAGGCATTGCGGAAGGCATGTGGAATGCTCTAACCGGATTGCTTAATACGATCATGGATATTGGAACCAGAGTAGTTGATAAGGTCAAGGACATCTTTGGCATCCACTCACCGTCGAAGCTTTTTGAAAATGAGATCGGTAAAAATCTCGGCCTGGGTCTGGCCAAGGGTATTGAAGAAAGCACACAGGATGTTGAAGATGCCATGGACGAAATGATCAGTGCGGCCACTGGTGATATTTCTAATGAAATGAATCTCTCATCCAGTGGTAATGGAACAAGTGTAAGACATTCAGGTACGATCCGCATTGAAGGCGTAAATGATGATAATGAATTTGTAGCTGCATCGGAGTACGTGATCGAAGATATGATTACGCGCATTTTGAGTAGACAAGCGAGGTTGGCATAATGGAGAGAGAAGTAAAAGTTGGCTCGGAAATTGTCGGCACGATGCTTGATGTCAAGAGAAATCCGAGCATACACAAGGTTACCGGAACATTTTTAAGCGGTCGGGCATTTGTACAGACGATCGGTAATAAGACTGACCGCAGAAGATACTGGGTATACGCGCCCACAAAGGCCGCCAGGGATGCATTGGATAACGCCTGCCTATATGGCAGTTTGATTAGCATTGAATGGCAGGGCAAAGTGATTTATGGTTATGCTGAAGATGACAGACTGACTTGGAAAGAATGGAGAGATGAGCATGGAGTTTGTTCTTTCATGTTGATCGTTGAACGGGAGCAGGATGCATGAGATACGATGGCAGTTATTTACGCAGACAAATAGACAGTAACTTCCAGACCAAAGGCAATAACTGCGATCCTTCGGCTGTTGTTAAAGTTACCCGACATACAATCCCAATCTCGTATTGGGATTTTGTCGAGCGTTCTCTGATCACAACCGAGTCTGGCATTACCGATATAAGCGTAGCCACAAAGCATACCACTTATGATCGCGGAGAGCAGGAAGTATGGGTTGCTTATGTTCGCAACGGCAAGTTGAAGGTCAAGAGTTCAAGAGTGACCGATGACATTGTTGGCTTCAACTGGATTTCTGATCCGATCGATTACGATGCCAGCTCATGTGCGATCGCTTTCAACAGCCGAGTTGAGAGGACGGCCTATGGTAAGCAAGAGTTCTTAACTGATGAATATCCGTGGGTATTTTGGGTTGAGAACGGAGCGTTGAGAGCATGGCAGATCAATTCAAACTCACTTCCGACAGAACTTGCCGCCGAGAATGTTACTGATGTCTCGGCAGTAAGAGGGCCGAGCGGACAGTGGGGAAACTGGGACTTAGGCTTGTCAGCATTCTTCATTATGAACGGCGGCTTATATTACCGCCAGTACATTGATGGCGAGTGGTATGATGCAGAACAGGTTTCCTCGGGTCCGAGTGGATCGTATATAAAACTTGCCGCATATCGCACCTGGGATTATCGCGTGTGCCTGCAGGCGTTGATGGACGATGGCAAACTGTATAATCTGTTCACTTATACCGAGGGCATTGGCGCAAGGGGTACTGAACATACGGAATTTTCAAATATTTCTGTTGATGTAAGCCTTAAAGGCATTGAGGTTTATAATGAATTTACGATTGAGCATATATTATTTAGCTCGATCTCTGTAAACGCAATCGTTCTTTATGCCTTTTCTGCGGCTCCTGTTTCAATAGAAAATACATCAAGCACTACAATAAAAGTAGTATTTGATTATCCTGTAACATCGGGAACGGCTACAACTTCAATGTTTACATTAGTTGATAGTAATGGAATAAATTATGTTTGCAATTCATTATCAACAAATAATAAAACGCTTACATTAACATTTGACGCCTTTGATCTCGCGGCTTATTCAAGCGGCTTAACGCTTACATATACGAAACCGTCAAGCGGAGGTCTAATGAGCCCCGCGGTTCAAACTGATAGTTTTATCGAAAGTTTCGTTCCAACGGGATTGAACCCGCCTGCTATTGACCCGCCCGCTTGTGTATCAGCAAGTAATGACACGTCGGGGATGGAAATTACAATTATCTTTGATGAAGATATTGTAAATACAGATTTTTCTGAAATGGCGACAAACTTTAGTATATCTGTGCCCGAATATAATTATGTTCCTCTTGGTAATGTGCAAAATACAACAAGAACAGTATCAAGTGTTGTTAAATTATCAACAAGATCATTAAAACTTATAATGAATACCCCTAACTTTTCTTCCGCAGTTGGAGATATAATTGTAAATTATGATGGCCTTGGTGGTTTAAGAGGTTATGGAGGACCAACATCAGCATTTAGTAAGAGCTTCACGCCAAGTAATTTAACGTGGAAAGGCAACCAAAATGATGCCGAACATATTAAATTGAATTCAATAAGCACAACGATAACATTAAAGCCATTATTAGTATGGAATGCACAGGTAAATAAAGAGCATATATCTTTTGTTTCAATAAGTGCAACAGCAACATTGACGGATATTCACGAATTATAAGGAGGAAAAAGTTTCATGTTAGAAAAAAAGGTAAATGCTTTAATACATAATAGATTTGATATTGAGGTTATAAATGGAAAGACAGGCGAAATTAAACAAAAAGCCCGTGCTTTCAATGTCGTATGTAATAATCTTTGGACTTATCTTATCAATAGTGGTACTGCATTTGCAACTTATATTCAATATGGTTCGGGTTCGGGCACACCGTCTGCTTCGGACACTTCGCTTTTTAATCGAGTAAATGGAGTGGCTGTAACAGAGGTTAGTAAAAATACTGATCTCGCAAATAATGTTGTTTCAAGAGTTTGTAGAATTACGCTTGGATTGTCTACTTCAGTAGGTGTTACAATTACAGAAGTAGGGCTTGCTGCAGGTGCGGGAAATGGAACTTTAACTACTCATGCTATGCTACAGGATATGAACGGAAATTCGATTAGCATAGCAAAAACTGACACCGATATTATCAATATATATGCAACTATCTTTTGTCATTGTTCAGCGGCGAATGGAAGCGTAAATATTGATTATAAGGCCACTTTAATAAATAATCTCACAGGCCAAGTAAACAATTTTGGAAGTTTTACTGTGGGTGTTTCGGATGGAAACACGCGAGTTTATAATACTAAAACTTGTTCAAAATCCGCAGATGTTGCTAATAAAAAAATTGTTTATACCATACCTCGTTTTACTGAAAGCGAGGGCAATATAAGCGGCATAAATGATATATTGGGAACTGGAAACTTTGAGGGAATTGATATAAAAAGAGGAACATGGCCAAGTTTTAGTATTGAAAATGAAAGCGTAGGAACTGGAGATGGTTCTACTACTCAATTTTCAACTAAATTTGGATTTCCCACGAATGCGGTTGTTAAGGTTAATGGAGTAGCGCAATCTGCTTCATCTGTTACTGTAAAAAACATAGGAAAGTCTTGGTGGGCTAATTTCCGTCTTATAAGCCCCGAGTCTACAGATAACCATGTAATTGAATTAGTTAATAATTCATGGGCGCTTGCAGGAAAGTCTCTTGACTCAATGTTTATAAATAAAGGCTATTCTGATGGAGTAGGGTTTTCGAGTTTTAATGAATATACTTATGATGGTAAAGAAGTAAAAATTTATATAAGTAATGATTTAGAAACATGGGAACTTCTTACTACTATCAGAGTAAATTATGGTACAGCCACATATACACTTCCTGCCAATAATGCAAAATATTATAGAATAACATTAAGAGACCTTGGAAACTCTTATGCAAGTAATAATGCTATGAGTATTTCAGGCGGGCAAAATATTGTATTTAATACCGCTCCCGCCGAGGGCTCTATTATAACTGTTGATTATGATATTGATTGCATACCCAAAGATAGTGATCATGTTCTTGACGCAACGATAACTTTACAATTTGGCGAATATGTAGAGGAGTGATGATATGGCAACCACGCCGAGGCCTTATTTATGGGAATTTTACGAGGAAGTGCAGGCGGGTGCGTCAACTACTGGCGCACTCCTGCACTACTTTGACGAGGAAGGGCAGTTGCTCTATCTCGACAACGGCATTCAGAGCCAAACAAAGGTTGTGGATGATGGACACTGGCATGACGGCTCGTGGGGCAACGATCTTGACCTTGATACCGATCCTTATTCGCTGTTATACTTCGATCATCCTGCGAGTACAACCGCCTATGGTGCGGCTCTCTATGGTAATAATCTTTACCTCTTGCGGTATGATTATTGCAAGGATGTGTCGAACATGGTTGCGTTATGCACATGGAAGATGCAGATCGATAATCCTATCGCGCAGGCATCCTTAACCCTTAAGAATACAAGCGCTTCGATGTTTACAAGAGACGCAACGATATTCATGCCGGGGGCAAGGATTTTAGTCGGATTGGCATTTGGCGACTCAAATGTTTACGATATTGGTATTGCATATATTGACGATATCGATTATGATTATCTCGGAAAGACTGTTTCACTCTCTGGCCGTAACAGCATCGGATATATACTCGCCGATCAGACAATGGATGAAAAGAAAACCATGTCTGGAGACCTTATCGAAACATGGCTTGAATATGTTTTCGAGCGACTGGGTATTCAGAAGTATGATACCGACAATTCATACTTTGATGCACAGATCACCTTCGGATGGGAGCCGTCCGATACAGGATTATCGGTTGTTCAGAAAGTGCTTGATACCTACAATAACTCTTCAAAGGGGTTGGACGAAACCCTTGAGATCGAAGAATTGCCGAGCGGCGAGGTCGTTTGCGGAAATCCGCATTGGACAAAACGTCAGCAAAGAGGTATATTTATTGTAGATGACGGGTCAATCATTACTCGCAAGATCGCGAAGAACATCGATGGCGCATATTCGCAGTTGTATCTCACGGGCAAGAATACGGCAGGCAACGAAAGAACGGCCATTGTCCGCACAATCAGCAACTTCCCGTTCTGGGCGCCTGGCGAACACAGAACGCTTCACATAACTGCTGATGGTATGGATGCGACTACCGCCGAACTGTATGCTGATACTCTCTGCCGAGAGTTGAAGTACACAGGTGAAACAGCGAACTACCGCATGAAGATTCAGCCTACGCTGGTTATCGGAGATATGCTGAAGCAGCAAATAGATGATGTCACCTATAAGGCGCTCGGAACGATAACAGAAATCACTCATGTTATGGGCGAAACTGGATTTTTTACCGATATAACTTGTGACAGCGGTGGTGACGCAACCGAGGTTAATGATGTTGTTTACTCAACAGCGAGAAAGAACAACGGCAATAACCGAAAGAAGCGTATCAGCGACTTTATAAAGTAATAAACTAACGGAACCTTTGTTTTTGTTCTTCTTTCTTTTATCGGTGTGGCGGGGTTCCCACCTATCGCCTCGCCACATCACCCCTTATGGAGGTATATTATGGCGACAAGACAGCAGTTTATTGACGGACTTATCACTATTCAGAAGAATCACGGCATGTATATCGGCACAGGAAATGGCGAATACGTCGAGAGTCTGTCAGTTGGAAGAATTCATAAGATGGAAGAGACTTATGCCCGTCGCGACGACAGCGGAAAGCCTTTGTGGAACTCAGACACCTCACGAGACTTCAAATTCATAGCAAAATGCTACGAGCAGGGTTATGATATGAGCCAAGCGAGAGCTGCAGATTGCTCAGGATTGGAAGTTGCTGTGTTGCGTGATCTTGGGGTGATTAAGCCGTCAGCGGACTACAACTGTAAGATGTTCCAAGAAGCTTGCAAGGAAGTTCCTCTGAAAGACTTACAGCCTGCTGATTTAGTCTTTAACAAAAAGATGACGTGGAGTAAGGAAAAGCAGAAGTGGATATCGTCAGCAGGGCATATGGCAACCTACATCGGCGACGGCTATATCATCGAGAGTAGAGGACGCGACTACGGCGTGGTGAAGCGTAAGCTCTCGGATGCGAAGTTCGTTATTGGAGGCAGACTTAACTGGTTTAGTGACGATATTCCGATACTTACACGCAATCTGAAATACGTTGCAGATAACCTCATGAAGGGCACTGATGTTAAGCAGGCGCAGGAACGTCTCAACTTAAAGGGTTGTAAAGCAGGTGCCGAGGACGGCATTTTCGGCATTAAGACGATGGATGCTACAATAGAATTCCAGACTGAGCACGATCTTGAAATTGACGGTGTCATTGGCCAAAAGACCTGGGCTAAATTATGGGAATAAAAAGCGTATTTACATTATTATACGTTTGTATTATAATATGATTATAAGAAGGAGGTGGATGCTATGGAAAGTGCAGTTGTTGCAATTATTACCGGCCTATTATCAATTGTCGGTATCATCATCTCTAATATATCATCAAATCGCAAGATTGAACATAATTTACAAACGTCCCAGGAAGTAACGAATACTAAATTAAGTTATATGGCAGATGACTTAAAAAAGGTAAGTTCTTTCACCGAACGCATTCCCATGATGGAAGTGAAAATAGCCGGTCTGGAACATCGTATCAATAAATTGGAGGACAAATAATATGATGAGTAATAAGGTATATGA